TCGACGGCCCCAGCGTGACACGTACAGGCACCCACCGGCCCACAGCCCCCCCACCCCCTGGCCGCCCCGCCCGGGGCCGCCCCGGCCCCCCCGACCCCCGCCTGCGACCCCCAGCGCGCGATCGAGACCCCGCCGCGCCCGCCCGCTTAATGTGTCGCTTTCGACGGTGAAGACGGGCCAGGTGTAAACAAAGCCCGGCGCGCCTCTCTCGGGCGTTTTCTGGTGCGGATCTGCGACGGGCTTTGACGGGTTTTGCATTGCAGTTAGGGCAGTCCCCCCGGCCGGTGGTTTCAACACGGCCACCAGCCATTCCAGTTCAGGTTCGGGGGAAACCTGATTCCCTGATGACTGCTGAAAACTGCCTGGGAAGCCGCTCCAGGCCTAGCTTTGGCTGGTTAGGATAGGTTCTGATTTGGGCTGATCTAAATTAGGGTGACTGTCTAACCTTTTGATTTCATTGACTATTTTCAACAGGCGCAGTCAGTGTCAATTACCCTAATGTGATTAGATTGAAATTAGATAAATATCAGGGTTGATGGCAAAGCGCAGAGCAAGCACTGGCGCGGCTTTCCGGGCTTTCTGCTGGTGTGGTTAGGAAAATCAGGGTCGCCCCGAACCCCCGCCGGAATTCTGGGAGGGCGGAACCTCTCGCGCGCCGTGCGCCTGCATGCGCGTAGAGAACGCGAGCATTTCGCCGTGGTTCCTAGCCACGGCCGCAGCAGGGCCACGTGGTGGCGCTGTGTGGTCGATAATGGGTGCGTGACTTTTGCGTGAGTGGTTCACGCAGGCCCCTGCAGCTCTGTGCAGAACTACAGGGTGTGGGCGCCGTAAGTCGTTGTTTTTGCAGGGGTACGTTTGGTTTCGGCGGGCTACGAACCAAGGGGTCGTGGGTTCGATTCCTGCCAGCCGCACCAACAGGTAAGCCCTGATATCGAAAGGTATCAGGGCTTTTTCCTTTTCAGGCCTCGGGTGCCTGGCTCACGCGCTGCGTGAGTTTCTGCGTGACTTTCCCAAGCCACGCAGCCTTTCTAGCCGTTGACCACCCGCAGCAGGGTGGTTCTGTCGAAGGTCTCTTTCACCTTGTTCGCCATCTCCACCAGCCTGGCAATCGTGGCCGTGGCGTAGTGTTGCGGCATTCCATCGATGGCGTGGCCCAGTAGCAACGCCCGATCTTCTTCCGGCACGCCAGCATCCCGCAAGCGCTGGCCGAATGTGTGCCGCAGATCGTGAACGCGCATGCGCTCCAGCCCTGCGGCCGCCCTGGCGTTCTGAAACGCAGTGTTGTTCATCGTGGCGACGGGCTTGTAGTCCATCGCCGGGGCCAGGTGGTGGTTTTTGACCCTCTCCCGCCGGTAGGTGAACACAAAGTCCGGGTGCAGGCCCCTGCAGGCCTCCACGATGCTCCAGGCTACATCGTTCAGGATCAGCACGTGCGTGCGGTTGGTCTTGAACTCTGCAGGCGGAATCACAAACACACTGCGGCCCAGCTCGGGCACCGGCCGTTCCCACTCCCACCGCAGCCTGCACACGTTGGCATCGCGTGCCCCTGTGCTCAGGGCAAACAGAACCATCCGCTGCAGGTGAATTGGCAGCCGCGGCAAAAGGTTTGCCTGCTGCTGCCAAGTGATGGGGTAGGGCTGGCGCCTGGTGGCCTTCTCGTCCAGCATTTCGATCAGTGGCGCGGTTGCCAGCCACGGCTTGCCGTTGGTTCGCCACAGGCGGGCAGCTCGATTCATGATCGTGCGCGCCACCTCCAGCGTCCGGTTCACCGTGGAAGGCTTCACCTCGTCCTCGTCCAGTCGTTCATCAATGAAGGGCTGCAGGGAGTCATTGCAAATGTCTGCCAGGGCCATGCTGCCGACATACGGCAGCAGCAGGGCCACGTGGTAGGACACCGTTTCAAGGGAGCGCAATTTCTTCCGCTCGCACTCGATCAGGTACTTTTGCGCAGCAGCTGCAAACAGCTGTTGATCGCCGCTTCGTAGTTGGTTCTCCCGCTCGGCGTCAAGCTCGGCCTGGCGCTGCCTGAGCCAGCTTTCTGCCTCGTCTTGGGAGACCTTCCCGAGCCGCTCGAAGATCCGCGAGCCCTTGTATTGCTTATCGACGCTCCGGCTGCCATCGCTGGCCAGCTGGATTCCTTTGGTCCTAGTTCGCATGAAATCGCTCCTTTCTCGGTGCGACCAGGGCGCCCACGAGACTCTTTATACCGGTTCGCCCACTCGTCCAGCTCCAGCCGGTCGAAGGCTTTGCCACGCTTGCCAATCGGGATCACTGTCAGGGAAGGCCGCACCTCGTCCGTGAACCTGTTGCGGTCCATGCCCAGATAGGCCGGCGCCTGGCCGGCGCGGATGAAGCGCGGCTGTGTCATGGCTGCGGCGCCTCTTCCCATGTGATCCCGTCCAGCAGACGGCCAGCGGCTTTTTTGCCTTCATTGACCATCAGGCACCAGTGGCCCAGTGGTAGCGGGGGGTACATAAGCCGCCCCCCCAATGTGTCCCAGGTCCGGCCGTCGTTCGCGATGAATACATGCTCGGTGCGGTCGAGATCCACAAAGGCGTCGCCGCTGTCGTCGTCAGCGTCTGGCCCGTCGAACCATGCAGCGGCTCGCCAGTTGCCCCACTGCTTGAAAAGGAACGGAACGCCAGCGTTCTGGCACTGATCGCGCAGGCTGCGGGCCCAGTCGGGATGCATGGCGCGCGCGCCGGGGCCGCTCTCGCCGCCGACGATCACCCAGTCCAGGCGCTCGGTTGGATGGCTGCGCATCATCGCGCGGCCGTTCAGCGCTCGGCCACCGTGAAAGAATTTCTGCTGCAGCCACGGCTTGATGTCTACCGGCCCCAGCAGTGGCTCCATGCTCAGGAACCGCACACGCGCTGGCACGTCCAGCAACTTGGGGATGTCGCGGTCGGCCTCGGCTTGGTTCACGATGGTGGCGCCGATCCAGACGTGGGGGAAATGCCGGTCGAAGTCGAAGGGAACCGGCAGCATGTTGCCCACGTTTCCTATCCTCTTGGTCAGCAGCAGCCAGTCCAGATTGGGCGTGGCAGCGATCAGCTCGAACAGATCATCACGCCACTGCGGATCCACCGCGTTGTCGAACACATCGGCCAGCGATGCGCAGAAAACCCGCTGGCGGCGGCCGTGCTGTGCCATGAAGGCAGCGGCCTGCGCGTTCCAGCGCTTGGGCAGCGCCCAGTTTGCGGCGCTGGTGCGGCGGCGTGGTGCACCTGGCCCCCAGTTGGGGGCAGTGCCACCGCCAAAGCGCGCATTGCGTGCCTCCGCGTAGCATCCATCGCAGCCTGGGCCTGCATGTTGGCAGCCCTCCCATGGATTGAAAGTGTGGTCGCACCACTCGATCTTGGTGTTCTCGCTCATGACGGAATCGCCTCTTTCGGAACGTTGAAAAAGCCCAGGCGCCCCTTGAACGGAACGAAAGGCAAGGTGCGGCCGTTGCGCAGGACGAACCCGTAGGAACCCTCCTGTTTCCACCGCGAGTTGTGCTCGGTCACGCAATCGACCACATCCGCCCAGCCGACAAGGCCGCCGCGCTCCAGCGCCTCAAAAGGGGGGATCTGGATATCGCGGGCCAGAATGCCCTCGTCGTAGAGGTAGGCCACCGTTTCGTCGTAGTAGCTGCGGGACATGGTGAGGCCCGCATGGATCAGCATGCGGCCCCGGAACACGGTCGGCCAGTCGCGGTTCTCGATGTCCTTGTGGCCGTTGACGATCAGCCAAGCCCAAGGCTGGCGGATGCTCAGCGCGGGGATCATTGGGCACCCCCTTCTGGCGCGCCCAGGGCGGGCCGAACCAGCCAGGTCCACACGCCGTAGAGGCTGCACACCGTAAAGACCAGCTGCTGCGCGAAAAGCGCCCACAGCGACTGATCCCAGCTGAACACCAGCCACCCCGCATTGCTGGCGAGGTAGGCCACGAACCCCCACCCGGCCAGGCGCGAACGTCCGGCCAGCAGCAGGGTGCCGATCACGCCCATCAGGGCGGCAGAGATCTCGATGTAAGGCAGGCCGTTCACTTCGCACCGCCTTTCTCTGCTGTCGCCACACATCCCAGATCCTGCGCTGTCGCCAGCCGCACCATGCGGCCCTTGATGGTGCCGATGGTCGGGTCTGCATCCTTGAAGCCAGCTGCGCCGCTGCCAGAGCCGCCGAACAGGTGGAAATGGGTCACGTCCTGCGGCTTCATACGCGGTACCCCTTGAGAGTTGGATCCAGAGGGAACGGCACTTCCACAGATTTCGATGCCTGGCCATCGGCGCCTGTTGCCGACTGGTTCAAGTGCCAGGCCGCGAGCTCGCACGCCCCGGCAATCTCTGCCGGGCCGTAGTTGAAGCCGCGCAGCTCGTCATGGCGTTGTTCTGCAGCAATTGCCAGCAGCTCACCCGCCAGGCCTATGCATGGGGTCAGCAGTGCCACCGCGAGCCTGCGTACAGCATGCGCGCTGCACTCAGCCCCCGACGCTGCAGAGTCGTTACCTCGGCTTCGCTCGTCGACCGACAGGGCCTCCAGCATTGATGCACCTTGCTCCAGCAGCTCTGCATCTTGGTCATTGAGCCCACACCGTCCCTTGAGTGCTGCCCATTGAAAAGCCTCCCAGCCAAAACGCAGACGCGGCAGGTCTTCGGGGTAGGTGTCACCTTCCCGCCAGGTCTTCACCTGGTTGGCAAGAAATTCCACGGAATCGGTCCGCTGGCGGTCTGCAGCCCAAGCGGTCGCGTAGGCCAGCTCGAATTGCGCTCGGAGTTGCTCCACCGTGGTGGCATGGATCTGTGCAGACATTACAGCCCCCCTTTCACGATGGCCGCGCGTCTCGCTGCACTGGCGGCACCGGCCGCGCTGCCTTCGATGGTGATGGATCCATACAAACGAGGCGCGAGGGTGGCGTTCACCTTGCCGTTGCGGTCCAGCACACGCGGCATGGAGCCCGGCAGCTTCATGGGCGCGCGGCCCATGTGAGCTGGTGCTGGGGCGGCGCTGGGCTTGTTCTCGCCTCGGGGGCGCACAGCTTGAAAGGCGTTCAGCACCTTTGGGGCTGCGTTCAGGGGTTGGTGTGTGTTACTCATATCAAAATTGATAGCTAATAGCGCTTATTGGTTAAAGGTTTGCAGTGGATATGGCTGTTATTCGTCGCCGTGTTCTCCTGCGGCTCGGCTCTTGAAATCCACGCCAGGGGGCGCGGCCCGGGTTGTTGGCCAGCAGCTGGTGCGGCCGGTGTTCAGGGGCGGATCTGCGCCGGGGCGGCGCCTACGTCTGCCGGTGGCTTCGAGGCGCACAAGGCGGCAGGCCACGGGGTCGGCCATCACGGCGTCGTAGTCGTTGGGCCAGTGGCGGAAGGCGTAGCGGATGCGCATGGACTCCCATGCGGCTCGCAGCTCTGCAGCGGTCGGGGTGGTCATGCGAGGGCCCCCCAGGTGTGCATGTGCATGTGGCTCGCACTGGGGCCGCAGGCCTCAGAGCTGGCGCGGATCACGTTCACCGGCTGAACGCCGAACACCTCGCGCACGGCGGGGGCGTAGCAGTGGCGCACGCCGTCGCGTTCCATGCTGTGCGCGCACAGCGTGCAGCCATGCAGGGGCGGCACAAGTTGGGCAAGGGCCTGCAGGTTCATGCCGCCCCCCTTTTTGCACGCTGGGGCAGCTGCAGCACCGTGGGCGCCTCGATGTCGAGGCACTGCTGGCGGCTTTCCGCCGTTGCCAGTTCTCGGGCCTTGGCGTCTGCCTTCGCCTTGGCCTGCATGGCCTTGAAGCGCTTGGCAATGTCGGTGTTGGCGGCGTTCGTGTAGCGGAACGTGCGCGCTGGGTCGAATAGCTTGTTTGTTGGCTCTACGCGGGTCACAGGCATGGTCTTTCCTCCGGTGGTTAGCGGTGGTTGCGTTGGGGGGCCTCGAACACCCAGCAGTGCACGGTTCGGCCTACGTCCAGGCCCGCTTCGGTGTCGTCTTTCTTGATGCGGATGGCGCTGTTGACGGTCTTCACATCCACAAAGCGGCGGGTCTTGCTGGTGCGTAAAACCTTTTTCAGTTCGCTCAGCACGGGCACCTGTTGGCGATGCATGGCGGCCCTTTCCACGAACTCGTTCAAGTTCACGGCGATCAGGGCCGGATCACGGCTGTGGTTGAGGTGGGGGCCTTCCCTCGGGCCAGTGGTGCCAGTCACTGGCAGCCAGTTGAGATAGTCGAAGGACTCCCAGAACTCCTGCACCAGCGGGTGGTCTGCGCTGATCGAGGCCTGCCGCTCACGCGCCATGGCGACGATCTGGGCACGCACGGCCAGGTACTGCGGCTCGTCCATGCGCATCAGTTCGCGCATGGCGTTCACCATCACCAGCAGCTGCGCGTGGTTCTTGGCAATGCGCGGCTTGTGCACGCCGTCCTGTTGCAGCAGCCAGGCGGTGGCCTTGTCGGTTTCCTTGTTCAGCGACTCCAGCACCTTGTCTTCCAGGCGCAGGCAGGCCAGCAGAAACCCCGACAGGTTGGGGATCTCGTAGCCCTCCAGCTTTTTGGCGCTGTCGAACGTCTGCGGTGTGTGGCCCTTCGTGGTGAAGGTCATGTGGCAGATCCGTTCCATGATGGCCTGGCTGGCCTGCACCTGGTTGTTCTGGCTGATGACGATGGACGCCCGAAACGGTGGGTCGTATGTCTCATTGCCCCCGGTGCGCACGCCTGTGGTGCGCACGTTGCGGCCGTTGTAGGCGTCTTTCAGCTCGTCCCAGTCGAAGCTCTTAACGTGCGAACTGCCGCCGGTCTTGGTTTCCCGGTCGGACTCGATCAGCACGATGGGCAGGTTTGACACCTGGGTGAACGTGCGCATGCGGCCCGCTGCCGTGGACTTGCTTGGGTCGAACCCCTCATAGTCCCGCCCGAACAGCTTCCACAGGAACTGAATCAGCGTCGTCTTGCCGCTGCCTGGCTCGCCCACGATCTCCAGAAAGGGGAAGCTCATTTGCTCGGCGCGGATCTGCTCGGCAAACAGGCTGCCGATCCAGTACGCCAGGGCCACATAGCCTTGGGGGCCGAAGGCGTTCCACAGGTGCACGGGCCAGGTTTTGTCTTGCGTCTCCCGGTCGGTGCTGATCTGCAGGGCGATGGACTTCTGCAGGCTCTTGATCGACAGCTTGCCGATCTCGAAATAGTCTTCTGAATTGGCCTCCAGCACCTGGCCGCCGTGCACCGCGTAGTTGCCCAGCAGGTAGGTCTTGTGGCTTGCGCTGTAGCCGATGTAATCGACCGTCTGCACCACCTTGATGTTGTCGAGCTGGCGCAGCAGCATGCGCTCCAGCTGCCCGCTGCTGCCACTGTAGATCGCGCCGGGGGCCAGGTGCAGCAGCTGCTTTTTGAACTCGCTGGCAGTGGTCAGCTGGCCCGCTGTGAATGTGCCTTTGATGGCGGGGCCATCGTGTGGGTTGCTGATGGAAAAGTAATACCAGGCCTCTTGCGTAATTTCGTTGCGCTGGTAGTACAGAGCCTTGGGAACGCAATTGGCGATGGGCTGCAGCACGGTTGACGCCTCAAGCGCCTTGTCCCGAATCTCCGTTTCGGTCATGTACGGCGTTGGGCCGTCGCTGATGCCCTTTTCAATCTGATCTTTGGCCTTGCTATACGCAGCCAGATCCAGCTTGAACCAATACAGCCGGTTTGAAAACTCCAGCTCGAACTCGGTGCGGTTGGTCCTGTTGTAGATAAGCAGGGCCTTGTCCTGGGCCGAATCGGCCAGCAGCAATGCGCCCTGATACAGATATTCCTCGCGGTCCTTTTCCTCCAGCTTGCCGCGCTGGTGCAGGTCGTTCCAGTCCAGCTTCTGGCCGCGTGGCTGCACGATTTGCGCGGCGCGCGCCACCCAGCCGTCATCCCGTGCCTTTTTCACATGCCGCAGCGTGTATTCGCGCCCGGCCTTGTCGCCGTCGAGGGCGAACACCAGCACAGGCTCTTTCACCTGTTTGCCCTCGCGCTGGATCTGCTCGCGGATGGCCTGAAGCTCTGCCGCCGGGTAGTTGTTGCAGCTCATCAAGGCCACGGCGGCCAGGCCATGGTGGGCCAGTGCAATGGCGTCAAAAATCCCCTCGACCAGCCACAGCTCTGTGGGCGGGGTGGGTGCGTCTGGCTGGTCGGGCCGGGGCGCTGCAAAGCTCAGCTCGGGCATTGCCCACCATTGCCCGGCATAGCTCCCGCCATACTTGAAGTTGGCCTTCTTCTTGCCGAATCGGGCGGGCTTGTCGATCAGGCGTTCCCACCAGGTATCTGCCACCGCAAAGCGCACCGTGGCGGTGCCAGCACCGCGCCCCCGGTCTGCCCGTTGGTCGAAGTAGTGTTCTTGTGCGTACAGGCCACGGATCCGCGCCAGATCGAACCCACGATGCTGGGTCAGGTAGGCGTCTGCTGCGGCGTTCGGGTTGCGCTGTTCTGGCGGCTTCGCTTCCTCGATCACGCGGGTGCGTTCGCTCCAGCTCTCGAACAGGTCGGCGTAAAGCTCTTTCGCGTGAGCCTCATAGCCGCAGTTGTTCAGGCGCTCGCACCGCACCACCCAGGGGCTGGCGGCGTAGGTCCACAGCGAGCGTTTCCCGCAGCCTGGGCACGTGCCCTTGCGCAGGTGCTTTCCGTCTTGCGTCGGCTTGAACGCATAGTCATCCTGCAGGCGCTGGCTGATCTGAGGGAGAAGATCGTCGTTGTGCATCAGCGCGCCCCCAAGCGGATGGCGGCGACATACCAGCCCAGCCCGTAGAGCTGTTCAACCCAGGCAATGGCGGCTTGGCGATTGGCAACGTTGCGCACGGCCACACGGCGGCGGCGGTGGTGCATGTCCACGTGAGTGACTCGGTAGGTCATGCTCAGCCCTTTGCGACCTGCACCAGAACGCCAAAATCGTTCACCACCATCCAGCTAATGCTTGCGTGCCAGATCAGCCCCTCCGAGTCCTCGCGGCTGATGTGTGCATACCAGTACGGCCCATCTCGTCGCTCCTGCCCGTCTTTGCTGGTTGTCTTACGGTAGGCGTTGTATTCAGCGCCCTGGTGAACGGCCTCGTAGCCGCCGTCCATCCAATCAAACACCCGGAACGATGAAGGGGTGTCGGTTTTGAAAATGACCCCCAGTTCCGGGGCTTCTGCCTCTGCCACCGCCACCAATGCCGCAGGCACAAGCGCCAAGGGATCACGGGACACTTGGAGCCCATCCGGCAGGGTCATGGTCATCACGCCCCGCGCCAGATCAACGCGGACGATGCGCGCTTGCTTCGCTTCCTGTAGCAGCTGGAGCGCCTTATTGGGGGCTGTTCTCGGGTTTGTCATGGCGATTGCCTTTCTTTGGGGTGAGCGAATCCCGCGCGGCCTAAAAACAGGCCTCGCAGAACAAGGAAAAGGGGAGGGGGCGGGCTAGCCGCTAGTCGCTGTCGAACAGGTCCAGCGTGCTGGGGCTGGTGTTGACAGGGGTGTGAGTTGCGATGTGGCCGCAGTCAAGCTGTCGCTTCAGTAATCCGCGCCGGACATGGCTTGAAAGGGGCAGATGCACGCTGGGATTCGGTGTGCTCGAAGGCGTCAGGCTGACCACGATTTCTTCGAGCGATTTGAAGTTGTGCCCGCACTCCCAGTTCGTGCAGCTGTAGGTGGTTTGGCGTGTGAGGGCCGTGATCGCTTCTGAGGTGCGGATCGTGGCCGCCCAGCCGCAGTGTGGGCAGCTGATACGACGGCTCTCGCGTCTGATTCTTTTTTGCTGACTCATTTGGCAGAGTTCTCCCAGGACGGTTTCAAACCTGCCCCGCGCAGCAACAAAGTGAACGTAGGTCATTTTTGACCTACCTTTCCTGCAACGCGGCGGGCAGCCTCGCCATGGGCATGCTCAAGCCACTGAATGAACGATCGCCGGACAAAATTCGTCAATGGCCGCCCGTCGTCCTTTGCCAGCTGACGCGTGAGCTCGTCATATTTCTGTGGCAAGCGCAAACTAATTGGCGAACCGTGATTGATCTCATCGGCCGTGTCTGGTGCTTTCGCGCGTCTGGTCATTTATGATTGACTCGATGTGAGTCAACTTGAGTCGGCAGGACTCAAATTGACGTTGGTTGACTCAAGGTGACTCAATCATAGTCAATAAAAAATGACTCCGCAATACCCCTGGAGTAATTTAATTATGACCTTTGGCGAACGCTTGAAGGAAGAGCGCACGCGGCTGGGCCTCACCCAATCGCTGTTTGCAGCCCACGGCGGCGTGGTCAAGTTCACACAAATCAACTACGAAAAAGACGTCGCCTCGCCCAGCGTGGACTATCTCTACAAGCTGGAGAAGGTGGGCGTCGATATCGGCTACGTGTTGACAGGCGAGCGCACCGCGTCCGCATCGATGAAACGTGACGAACTGGATCAGCGCACGGCGGAATTGGTAAAGCGTTGGGGCCAATTGGGTGAGCCTGCGAAACACCTTGTGGAAACCACGGTGCAGCTGCTTCCCGCAGTGCAGGAAGCTGTCGAGAAAGCCTAGTTCGTGTCGCCGCCGTCCGGGTCCTGATCGGCCCCGGCCTGGGCATCTCCGCTGCCCTGCAGCTCCAGCTCCAGCGAAGTGGTAAAGCCACCGTCCCCAAGGGCGTGCTCCACGGTCTTCACCAGCCAGTCGCTGCCGTCAATCTCGGGCTTGAAGCCCTGGACTGACACCGGAGACTGCGGCATCAGCGCTGGGCGGCCCAGCGCTAGCGTAAGGCGCAGCGTTGCCGCCCCACGGTCTACTCGCTGCATTTCTGCACGCGCCGCGGCCAGCGCGTCTTCTTCGCTCGCATAGGTGTCCTTGAGCACTTTCACATCCTCGTCGGTACCGGCCAGCACGCTTCGACGTTTGGCGATGCCAGCGTCGTGCCAGTACGCCCGAACGCCCGTGTAGGTGGTGCGTTCGGCCGTGTGGTAGTTGTGCTGATCGCCACTTGCCCGGGTGATGGTCAGAGCCTCCAAGGCCTGGCCGCTGGCGTTTGTCCGTGAGTTGGTAGGTAGGAAAACCAGCGTGCCCTTTTTCACGGTGCACACCGCGTCATGCTGGCGAGCCAGGCGCGTGCAGAAGTGCAGATCGCTCTCATTGGTTTGGTCGATGTGCTGCACCTTGCGGCTCGCCAGCTCTGGGTCAATGCGCGCGGGCAAGTTGTTGCGCGCGGCAATGTCCCGCACCACCTGGCCCACGGTGGTGTCGTGCCAGCTGCCGCTCGCGCGGGTTCGCAGCGTCTTGGCCATGTCCGCGCTGCGTGCTGTGATGTGGATCTGGTCAGGTGTGCCCTGATGCTCGGTCTCATCCACGATGAACGTGCCCTTGTCCACCAGGCCGGTGCTCTCCCATCCAAGGCCCAGGGCAATGGTGGCCCCCTTTCTCGGGATCGCCATGCGCCCGTCTGAATCGTCCAGCGTGATCTCCAGCTGGTCTGCCTCGTCGCCCCTGCTCTCGCGTAGTCGCAGATCGATGAGGCGGCTTGAAAGCCGGGGGGTAATGTCCTGGCCGTTGACCACCAGGTGGTAATCCGGTTTTTGTGCGGCAGCTGTCACAGCATCCACCATTGCCAAAAGTCGTCGTTGTCGGCCTCGGGGTTGCCGCTGGATCCGGCACCGCCCGCCGGGTCGGCCAGGTAGTCATCCACTCTTGCGAGCTCTAGGGTGAAGTCCACGCGTCGGGCGATGCCCTCGGCAATGAACACGCTCCCGGTTTCTTGAACGCGTTGGATCACCCAGGCCCCGAATACCACCCCGGTGCCGCCCACCAGGGCGTAAGCCTTGCCTGCATCGGCCATGGCGCGAACATCGTCCAGGCTGCGTCGGTTCCCGCGAAATTCAGGCACCTGCAAGCCGGTGAGTGTGATGGTGTCTTCACCCACGCCAGTGAACTGCCGCGCGGGCCGCGCCCCCACCCGGCTGTTTGTCGGATGTCGCCACTCTGTGCTGCGCTGCAGCTCTTGGTAGGCCAGGGTATCCAATCCGAAAACAAACTGGCCCAAGGCCATCATGCTGCTCATGTGCGGTTACTCCATGTCGCTCATCTGGCTGTTGACCCTGCGGCGCTTGGCTGCCTCCATGCGCTCGATTTCCGCACGCACGGCTTGGGCGATAGCTTGCCCGTCCATGCCCTGGCTGGCGTGGATGGTGATTTGGTAGGTGCTTGTAGATGCTGGCGCTGCAGTGGCGGGCCCAGTGGGCCGGGCCAGGGCGGAACCCCCAGCCATGGCCATCGGAGGCGCACTGGTGGCCGCTAGGCCTGCAGCTGCAGCCGATTCCAGTTGCCTTCCCTTCTGCATGCCAATCTCTGCAGCAGGTTGTGCCAGTGCCGAATCTGCAGCCACTGCCATTGGGGCGGCAGTCGTGGCCGCGAGGCCCACAGCTGCAGCTGCTGCCAAGTGCTGGCCCTTCTGCATGCCGATGGCGGCGCCCTCTGAGATCCAGCCACCGTACTCAATGAAAACCCTGCTTGGGCTGTTGATGCCCAGCACCTCCTTAAACCACTGGGCAACGCTGCTGGCCACACCCACCACGGTGTCGCGCAGTGCTGCCACGCGTGAAGTAACCCCGTCGGCCAAACCGGCCATGAGATCCGCCCCCGCTTGAAAAAAGCGATCTTTCAGCGCAATCAGATCAGTCCACAGTGCGATCGCGCCGCCTTTCATATCAGCCCACCGGCTATAGACCATTTGGGCGGCCGTGGCCAGTAGAGACAGCGCCAGGCCAAGAGGTGTCGCCATCAAGAAGCGGCCCAACAACATCAGGCCACGGCCTACCAAGAAGATCACCGGCAGAGCCATGCGCCATGCACTGGCCAGCAAGGGGCCTACCCGCGCCAGCTGGCCCATGATCGCGCCTGCAAACCTTGCTACGGGGCCAAGCATGCTTAGGCTCGTCCCCAGCTTGACCAACACAAAACGCAGCAGTGCGGTCTTTGCCCACAGCAGTCCAAGCGGAACCAGGATGGCGCCCATGGCGGCCATCAAGGCACCCAGCACGATAGTGGTTTTCAGCACCCCTCCTACCAGCCCTGGGTTCGCCTGCACCCATGCCGTGATACGTTCCAGGGCAGGATTCACTACCGTGAGCAGATCCGCGAAAGCACTTTTCAGGTTGCTGCCCACAATCGCGCTCAGGTTGAACATGCGGTTGTTGAACATGGTCAGCTGCGCGCTCATGGTGGCGTTGCGCGCTGATGCCTCTCGGGCCATGGATCCAGCCGCTTCTTTGCTGCCTGCCAGGGCCAGCTGGCGGCGCAGCTCGTCTGGCTTATCCACCAACTTGGCCAAGGTGTCGGCATGCTCCATGCCCACCAGCTCCACCATGATGCCCATGCGCTTGGCCTCGGGCGCCTTGGCAACCGCCTCCATCACCTGCATGAGCGTGGCGGTGGCGTCTTTTGTCATGGAGCGCTCGATGGCCTCGCTACTCAGACCCAACTCCCCCATGGCGGCCTGAAATTTCTTGGTGCCCTTTGTTGCAGCTGCGAATTTGCTGATGATTGCGTTGGTTGCGGTGCTAGCTGTTTCAGCCCGTTCCCCCAGGGTCAGCAAGGTTGAGCCCAGCGCGGCGGCGTTCTGGGCGCTCATGGCAACCGTGGACAGAACGCCACTGGTGCGGTTCAGGTAATCGATGATGTCTGCGCCCTTGCTGATGGCGTTGTCGTCCAGATAGTTGATCGTGTCCGCAAGGCCGCGAATGTTGGTCAGCTCGATCTTGAAGTTCTTGGCAACCTTGCCCATGGATTCGGTGATCTCATCTGGCACTGCGTCGAAAGCGGTTGCCATCTCTGAGGCCATCAGCACGAACTCGCTCAGTTTGTCGGTCGGCACTTCCATGCGGGCGGCGGCCGTGAACATCGATGCAATCGCCGTTGTTGCCAGCGGGATCTTGTGAGACAGCGCGCGCACCTGTTCTTCGATGGCCGAATACACCGCCGTGAGCTTGCCCATCTCATCACGCGCACCTGGCACCTGGCGCGCAACGCCCAGCATGGCGTCTTCGTGTGCCATGAACGAACGTGCGGGTGCTGCCCCCGCCTCCATGGTTCGGCGACCCGCATAGATGCTTGCGCCGCCTGCAGCAGCCATCCCGGCGCCCATGGCCGCCCCCTTCTTGGTGGATGCCTCCAGCCGCTCCAGGCGTGCCTGGGCCGCTCGCTTGCGCTCTATGGCCTTTGTCGTCTGGTCCACCGCCTCGGCAAGGCGCTTTTCGTCCGCTGCTGCGTTGGTAATGCCCATGCCTGCCAAGCCCTGTCGCAGGCGCCGCGTCTGTTCGAGCTGGCGTGCATAGGCCAGGGTGAGCTTGTTCACCGCATCGTTCGATGCCCGGTACTGCGCGCCCACAGCCTTGGCCGCGTCGCCGCCTTTCTTGAGCTCGGCCACCAGGCCCTGCTGCGCAGTGCGCGCAGCGTCCAGCCGTGCCTTTGTATCGCGCAAGCCCTCTTGCATGCCCCGATATCTTGCGACGGCTGCCTGCTGGCGCTCCAGGCCCCGGAGGGCCTTCTGGGCCTCGTCCAGATCGCGCCCCAGGGTTCGGGCGCCGGATCCAATCCGCTTGAGGGGTGCTGAAACGCGGTCTGCCATGTCCAGCAGCACCTGCAATTTGAGTTTGTCCATGGTGCTCAGCTTTTGGTGGTGTTCATCTGCTGGAATCGGTCAATGGCCAGTGCACGCCAGTGCGTCAGCTCGCCCAGCTCCATGGGGTCCATGTCAGCCGGGCGCCAATGGAAAACGGCCGCAATATCGGCCATGGCTTCCTCTACTCGGTCAGGAATGCCGCTTCCTTCTGGGCGGCTTGAGCCTTCGCCAGCGTTGCCTGCGGAACCAAAAAATCGACCACCTCCGTAGCGCAGGCGATCAGATCTACGGGCTCCATGGCCTCCACTTCATGCTTGAGCAGCGGCGGCTCCGTGATGCGAGGCAGCAGCAGCATCACGGCTTCGGCGCGCAGCTGCAGCAGCTCAGCCAAGTTGATGCCACGCAGCGCCCCCGCCTTGGGCTTGCGCAGGTGCAGCTGGGTGATGGTGGTGGCGCCGCGCGTGATGGGGCATTCCAGCGTGACGGTGGCGGCCGTGTTTGCCGGTGCTGCTGGTGCGGTGGTGTCGGTTTTGGTGGTCATGTCATGCAATCAAAAAAAGGCCGCTGCCCCGCGTTGGCTACAGGGCAGCGGCAAATGGCCTTCTCACAAAGGCCCCCCTGAAAAATTTGCCTTTACACGCCCAGCGCCGCGCGAACGGCGCTCAGGCGGTCTTCGCCGTGGACGATTTCGACCAGGTTCACCAGATCGATCTCCAGCACCTGTTCGCCGTCCACCGTCAGCTTGTAGTAGGTCAGCGTGTACTTGTAGGTCTGCTCGATCAGCTCGCCAGCTTTGGCGCTGCCGGGGTCCATTTCGGAAAGGCGCCCGCGCATGACTACTTCCACGGCCGTGCGCCCTTCGTCCTGCTCGCTCTGGATGGCTCCGGCAAACCGAAGCATCAGCGCGTCGTGCTTGCTTGCGCCCCATGTGCTCATGAGGCCCTTGATCCAGCCTGCGCCTTTCAGCTCGGCCTCCATCTTTTCCTGGCCCATGTCCAGATCGATGGGGCCGTTCATTCCCCCTGCCCGGTATTCCTCCATCTTGCGGGTGAGGGTGGGCAGAGTGACTTCGGGCATTTCACCCGCGTAGTTGGTGCCATCCACAAAGGTGGCGAAATGGGTAAGTTTGCGTGGCAGTCCCATGGCGGTTTGCTCCTAAAGATGGGGGTTACTGGCCGGTGGCCACGCGCAGGGCGAAGTCGGCGTAATACTTGTCTGTGATGCGCTGCTGAAAGCCCATGTCTTCAAGGGGCGGCACGGGCGTGTAGTCGTAGTCAATCACCAGCTTGCCGCTCTTGAGGGTCTCGGTGGTGTTCACCTCGGTGTCATACCAGGCCTTGCCGTCGAGGATGTAGCCCTGTGCCTTGAGCGAACGGAAACGCGCGTTGATGCCCTCGATGATGTCTTTCACCAAGCTGGGGTGCAGCGGCTTGTCGATGAACTCGAAATGCCCTTCTGCGACCGTATCGGCCAGCACTTGCGCGGTGCGGGTGGCTGTCTCGAACCGGAACAGTTCTTCGGTGGCGCAGGTGCGGCTGCCCCACAGGCGGTAGCCCTGGTAGTTGATAAGCGTTGTCACATTGCCTTCGTTCAGCAGCGTGGTGTCGCTGGCAGGGTTCTGCAAGTCAAAGTACACGTCTTTGGTGATACCCACCGGGCCGTTCAGGGGCACGTTCGACAGGCTCTTGTGCCAGCCTTGTTCTCTGTCGATCTTGGCGCGCAGGCCCATCGCATAGGCCACAGCGGGCACCGGCACTGCCGCGTTGGCCTTTGTGTCCCAGGCCCTGAAATCCGGCCAGATCACCATGGTTTCGCGCTTGCCGAACCCTTGGGCGTATGCCAAGGCCTGGCTCACATCTTCCGCTCCGTTTGCGGAAACGTAGGCCATTGCGCGCAGCTGCTCGGCTGCACTGGTGAGGGCGTCGGCTACCGGCTTCGTGTCCAGGCCAGGCGCGCCCAGAATGCGCGGCTTCACGCCCAATTTCTGCTGGGCGGTCAAAAGGGCCTGAATGCCCGTGCGGTTGCCGCCTGTGTTGGTGCCGATCACCAGGCTGGTCTGGGCGGCGTCGGCCGTCACTGCATCTTCACCTTGGCCGCTGGCCTCGCCCACCCCCACACGCACTACAACCACCACCGGGCGGGCCTGCTCTGCGATGGCTCGCAGGGCTATGGGCAGGGTGCCATCCACGCCCGCTTTGTCCAGTGCTTTGGCGATGTTGGTGAACAGCACAGGGGTGTTCAACGGGAACGCGTCCGCGTCGGCCGTTTGACCTGTGGCAATGAGGCCGATAACGGCCGTCGAGACAATGCGCAGGGTGGTCGTTCCGGTGTTTACTTCCGAAACGCGCACTCCGTGGTGGTAGCCAGCGAGGGACATGGTGGAGCTTTCGTGGTGGGCTGATGAGCGATCTGCTGATGGTCACTCACTCGCGCGCGCAAAGCTACTGGTGGTGCCTGTGGGGCGCATTTGCACACGTACAAAAGCCCGCCGGGAGTCAGGCCGGGCGGGCTTTTGGGGCGCAGCGGTCGCCGCGCTGGTGCTGTCTCTCAGCTGCGCAGTGCTGGCGGTTGCTGCAGGCGCCGTTGCTCAGATTCGTAAGCCTTGCGGCAGTGGTTGGGGTCAAAGAAAAACAGCGCGTCAATGGCTGCAGCAGTCCACCCCCACCAGCGGTGCCCCTTGGCCCGCATGCGGTGCGCGCGGCTGGATAACGTTTCGTCGGGGGCGCCCGCGAGCGCTGCATTCACCAGCTGGTCAACAGCAATCGCCACATTGAGCAGCCACGCCTTCATGGCAGTTCCTTGGGCTCGATGGGCGCGTCGAGAATGACTAGCGCCCGGCCTGGCTGCAGCAGCCCGGCAGCTTCCAGCGCTTGCACGCCAGTGCGGGTTTCGTCGTCGGCCAGGTCGATGTGCTGAGCCGCGTTCACCTTGGATAAGTAGCGGCGCACGGTTGCGGCCTCGCGTGTAGCGCCCATGGATGCCAGGTCAATATCGATAGCCTCGTCATCGGTGAAGCGCGACAAAAAGGCCTTGTTCGATACGAGGCGGCCTGTGGGCAGCTCTGGTGGCGGGCCGGGCTCAAAGGCTTGGGTCTCGGCGTTCCAGCGCTGGCCGATCAGTGCGGTGTCTAGCGATTCAATGGGCACCAGATCGGGGGCGTTGATCTCTGCAGCCACTTGCGTGACCCCTAAGACGATGAACCCCGCATTCACCTGGGCGTAAAAATGGGCCTGCATTTCAATACTCCTCGATCACTTCCCAGGCCACTGGAATGGCGTAAGAGCCATTGCCCGGCACCACGTATTGGCCGGTGACCTTGATGGTGGAAGCGTTGACAAACTCCACCTGCACCTGCGAAAGCGACGTGTTGGAAAGATTGCTGCTGTAGTTGGTCAGCAAGTTGATGTAGGCCTTGGCCAGATTCACTGGCGCAATCGTGACGTTGTTCACGGTGGCGTTGAACCCGCCAGTTGTCACCCCGCGCTGAATGCTCTTGATGCCCCTGGGGGTTGCGTTGATAGCGTCCACCGTGCCCTTGACGTTGGCCAGGGTGTTGGTCTGTGCATCGGCCACCGCTTTGACGTTGGCCACACTGGTGGCCAGGGCGTCCGCTACAGCTTTGACGTTGGCCAGGGTGTTGGTCTGTGCATCGGCCACCGCTTTGACGTTGGCCACACTGGTGGCCAGGGCGTCCGCTACAGCTTTGACGTTTTCCACGCTGGTGGCCAGTGCCGCCAGCGTCGTGTCCACGGTCTTGGACCAGGGTTCCCAGTTGTTGGCGTCCGCGCTCGGGTCGGTGGCGCCCGCGCCGTCCACCTTTCGCACGTAGCGCTGCAGGTTGGCGGGGCTGCGCACCTCCCAGCCCTTGGGGTAGGTGCGGTTCGATATCCACAGCGGCGGGCCACCGCGCTGCAGTTCGGCCAGGATGATGGGGTCTAGGCTCATGGGTTGGTCTCCACCGCCGTGGTGCCGCTGGCGCGGCCCTGGGCGTCGTAGGTGAATGTTTCGGTGCGCTGCAGGCCGCCGGGCACGGGGTAAGCCACGGTGGCCACCCGACCCTGCGCGTCGTAGGTGTAGGTGGTAACGCGGGCCACACCGCCCACCGTGGCCGTGACGGTGGCCAAGCGCCCCTGCGCGTCGTAGCCGTACACCACGGCGCTGGGGCGGCCTGCGGCGTACTCCAGCAGCGCAGCGCGGTCGGCCAGGGCTTGGTCGGCTGCGGCCAGTGCGTCGTCGCGGCTGTCCATGTCCAGGCCCATCAGCTGCAGGGCTGTGTCGATCAGCTCCAGGGCGGCGCGCAGGCGCGGCACGTCGTCTTCTTGGTAGTTGCCGATGTGCGGCAGTGGCAGCGCCAGCGCGGCGGAGCGTTCGTCAATAGGTTGTCCCAGCAATGCCATGGCCACCCCTTACAAAACGACAACCCGCAGGTTGCCCACATAGGGGCGCGCCGTGGTGCTGCCGGTGAGCGTGAGCCGCACGCGCAAGCCCGTGGCGGCGGCAAAGCCGGTCAGCTCGTGCGTGATTTCGCGCACGCCCACGGTGTTGGTGCTGGCGCTCAGGTAGGGCACTGCCACCCAGGGGGCGCCCGCTGCATTGGCCTGGGCATGCACTTGCACGGATGACCCGCCAGGAATGTCTCCCTCGTACACCACCAGCACGCGGTTGTTGCCCGATGCGGCCACGGTGCGGGTGATGTAGGTGGCGCTGGGCTCGATCTTGGCTGCGATCAGCTGCACGCCCGGCCCAAGAATGGCGGCGGCCGTGGCATCGCCCGTGATGCGGGCACGCACCTTGACCTGGCCGGTGAATGGCTCTGCCAGCCAGATCACTTGGCCGTCTGTCAGGCGCACCACCTCGCTGTCGAGGGCTGGCGGAAATTCAAGGTCAAACGTGAGGTTGGCGCCCGCCGATGGCCGTTCGGCAAATCCCAAAATCATCAGATCAGTGGCGTCCACCAGATCAGCGGTTCCCAGGTCGATCACGCGCTCGGTTTCGGTGTACTGCGCCGCCAAAAGCCGGAACGTCAGGTCGCGGTCTTGGTGGGCGGTCCATGTGGATGCGTTGGAGCTGGAAAGCAGCACACCCACTTGGTAGGGCTGGCTGGTCACATAGCCCAGGGTGGGGTCTTGCTTGCCCAGCTCAGCCACGGCCAGGGCGGTGGTGGCGTCGTCGCACAGCACCACCACGGCGTATTCGCGTTTGGCCTGCAGCATCGCCGGAACCCAGGTCACGCGGGTGAACTGGCCCAGCTGGATGGCGTCCATCGGCACGCGCTGCTCTACAAGCACCGATGCTGTGGGCACGCCGTTGCTGGTTTCCCGAATCTGCACTACCACAGGCCCGCCCTTGGCGGTAAACCACAGGTCGATGCCAGCGGTTTGCGTGGCCACATCCAGCACAAAGGTTTGCGCCAGTGGGTCGAACGAACCCTCATAAGTCCATTTGGCGCAGGCACTGCTGTTTTGTGTGATGGCACTGCTGGACTGCGGCCCGTACACGGCACCACCACGGCCCCCGCTGTAGCGCGGGTTCCAGTAGGCCAGTGGCGCCTTGGGCGGGATCACCTTTTGCAGCGTGCGCAGCACGGCGGTGCCCTGGCCCATGAACGTCTGACTGCCAGTGCTGCCCAGGGTGCCGGTGAACAGCACGGTTTTGGTGCCCGCCGTGACGTTTTCTGGAATGGTGAAGGTGCCCGACAGCTCGCCCGTGGGCGTGCCCTGCAGCGTGCCGCCTGGCAGAGGCTGGCCCGCCACCGCGATGCCGTCGAACGTGATGGCGCCCAGGGGTTCGCCTGGCCCCCAGCCCTTGAGGTCAAAGCGCACGGCGATGGGGCGCAGATACTCCAGCTCGGTGGTTTTCTCGGAAAGCGTGCGCGTCTGCTCTGTGGTTTGAATGGCGCCCGTGCTGGTGTACAGCCGCTCTGTGACTGCGCTGGCCCATGTAGTTTCAACCTCGGTCCAGCGGTCCACGTTGGGCGTGAGCGTGACAGCGGCGGGGATGGGGTCAAACGCCCTGTAAGGGTTGACCAGCATGGAGCCTGTGCGCATGGACTGCGCCAGCACCACGCGGTACCCGTGTGCGGGCGCCTGGCGCTCGCTGATGTTTTTGCCCAGCTGGTGCACTGTGGGCGTGAGTGGCAGCTGCAAGGCGCCTTTGACGATGGCGGCGGTTTGTGCCAGACCGGCATCGCGCTGGCTGTCGCTCAGGAATGGATCAGCAAAGATGCCTTTTTTGATGCCGGAATCCATGCCCTGGGCGTTCATCGCCAGGCGCAGTTCGGCCAGGTCCATCACCACTTTGTCCACACGCTGGCGCTCGCCCACCAGCTCATTCATGGGAACGGTTTTTACGGCGTCTTGCACCACGCGGCGGTTCTCGTCCCAGGTTTGGTAGATGCTGGCCAGGTGCAGCATGTCGTCTGGCACCACCGGGGCCGTGGGTGCCCAGGCGCTCGATGTGCCGCGCAGCCATTCAAAGCTGCCCTCGCTGGTCATGCACAGCCGGTCGATACGGCGCAGCTGCTGCTCGTAGGTCACCAGCGTGGTGGAGCCCAACACCGCACCCGTGACGGTGAAGCCGCGCTGGTCCACATCGGTAGGCGCCACGTTGGCAAAGTAGATATAGGTCACGTCGTAGCTGGAACCGGGCGCGGGCTCGGCTCCGGCCGGGCTCCAGTCCACCTGGCCCGCTGCCAGCTTGTAGTCGGAGGCCTGGGTGTAGGTGGTGCCGCCTTGCTTGACCTTTTCTATCTGAATCACGCTCGGGTCTGGCAATGGGTCGGCAGCGCCGCCAAAGCCGCCGTGCACCAGCGTGACAGTCTTGCGCGCTGTGATGCGCACCTGGGGCACGCCCTTGCAGGGGGGGCGCCCAATGTCGATACGCTGCGCCCCCTCGGTGGTGGATAGGTGGGGTTCGCTGTCAATCGTCAGCAGTTCGGGACCGGTGGCATACACCAGGCGGCGCGATGCCTGCAGTTCGATGCCCACGCCGCCCACTCGGGCGCGGCCTTCGGTGACGGTGTACACCTGCTCGCCGCTGGCCAGGTCGGCGGCCATGGCCACTTCCAGTCCTTCCACCACGTAGCTTCCGCCGGTGCTGTCGATGTCGTACTGCTGCAGGGCGCGTGAAACCGCGTCGATGTTGGGTGGCGCTTCTTTGGCGCGCACGAAGCCGTTTTCTACCGTCCACACGGGGTAGAAGTCCCCGGCCTTTCCGTCGCCAGCCACGCCCCACACGGGGTCAACCACGTAACGGGCTGCGCCGGGCTCTTGGTAGCTGGGGGTGCCAGCGGCAGGGTTCAGCAGCGTGGGGTCTTCCAGCTCGGTGACCAGGCGCGACTGCAGGTACACGCCCACATGCACCACGCCCACCACGGGCACGGAAAGCGATGCCGGTGGCACGCCGCGCAGTGCACCGGCCAGCCAGATGGCGCCGTCCTCGGCCACCGTGTCGCCGTTGGTGGGGTTGACGATGATGCGGGCGCCGCGCAGCACGTCGCCGTTCTTGAACAGGGCATCGCCCAGGCCGCGCAGGCGGTGGGCAAACCCGGCCTGCAGTTCGTTCAGCTCGGCCGATTGCAGCACGCGGTCTTGCCGGAACGCGATGGAATCGACATTTTTTGCAGGGTCGAATCGGTTGTGAATGGTGGTGGTCATGGCTTCAATCAAAAGGGGCGTCAGAAGGGCAGCACGTACTCTTGGACCTGGCGCACCGCAGCGTTGCGGGTGAACTTGGGCAGGCGCTCCAGCGTGTAGAGGTCGCCGGGCGTGGCCACCTGGGCGGCGGTGAAGTAGCGCTGGCCAGCGGGCAGGCCTGCCGCTGTGGTGCCCCCCACAAAAATGCCCAGCTCGCGCACGGTTTCGCCCGCTGCGTCTGCGTAGTCGAACGTCCAGCGCACGTGCAGCCACTTGGACGGCTGGGGGCTGGTGGTGTAGCGGCTACCGTCCGGCAGCTCGATTTCTCCCATTGGATCGGGTACCACGTACTGCACCGCAGTGGCCAAGCGTCGGCCGATTTCGTCCACCAGGGCGGTGGCTGTGGTGAGCTCGGGTTCTGGGTTGTCATCCCAGGCAGGCAGGCCCCGGCCCCAGGCCAGGTACAGCGCCTGGCTGGCGATGGCTTGGGCCAGCGCGGTGCGGCCTTGGTTTTGCAAAACTGCCATGGTTCAGGTTTCCTCGGTTTGAATGAGTAGGAAGGCTTGGCGCCATGGGCCGGCCCACGGGCCGCCCCAGCGGCGCGGTGGGCTGATGGGCTCTGGCGCGGTGGAAAGGTGTGCTGCAACACCAGCCGCTACGGGGGCCGGCGCTACCCACGGGGCCACGTGGGTGCGGGCCTCGGCCGTGGCCAGGGCGCCACCGCCTGGGGTGTGGGCGGTGGTGGTGCTGCGGAATAGCTCCATGACGCCGCCCGAAACGCCCATGAGGACGTGCGAGTCCAGGCGCCAGGCGTCCAGCACGGGCATGTCGTCGTAGCGGATCAGCCCCACGCGCTGGTGTGTGGAGATGGCAGGCAGGGCATCGGCAGGGGCTGCGGGCAAGGTGGCCCCGCTGCGCTCGCCAAAGGACAGCTTCACGCCATCCGGCCCCATCACGCCGGAATCGCCGTCCAGCATCCCGGTGTCCAGGGCTGGAGCGCGGTCCAGCACGATGCGGCGTACATCGTTCAGAGGGTTGAACACCCGGTAGAAGTGCACATGGGCGGGCAGGCTGGCGCGCACCACATGGGCCACGCGGGCCATTTCTTCGGCAGTGGCGGGGCGGCCCAGGTTGATGTGCAGGTAGGCGCCGTCTTCGTCCACCTTAGACCCGGCGAAGCCCACCCAGCCCAGGGCGCGCACCACGCTGGCGGCGGTGCCGCGCTCCAGTAGCCAGGGCAGGCTTGCTGTTAGAAGCGCATCCACACTGGGGAAGTAGGGGGCGAACATTGCCACCTGCCACTGCATTGCCAGCCATGGCTGGAATTGCGGGTCAGCGCGCACCTTTGCCGGTTCGATGGCGTCTGCCATGTCACCCCAGGACGGCATGGATTCATCAACCGCGCGTTCTAGCTCGGTGGACTGTGGCGGCAAGATGTGTCGAGCCATGGCTACATCAGCCCCGCGTCGATCAGCTGCACAGCTCCCAGGGTGGGGAATTGATCGCTGAGCAGGGTTGTCGTGGCCGGTGGCGCGTCCCCGCCTACGTAGTCCACGGCGGCCACCCCGTCGGCATGCAGCAAAGTGGTAACCCAACTGCGGGCAACACTGCGGCCCAGGGCTGCGCGTTCTGCAAAGCCGGTCGCCAGGCGTTGCTGCAGTTTCTGCAGCAGATCTGGGGATGCGTCGGCTGTACGCCAGATCCGCGCATGGATATTCACCGGCTGGGGCGTTGCAGTGCCTACCGTGGCCACCACGCCTAGCATGCGGGTGCCTTCGGAGTTGATCGCGGCCGCTACGGCGTCGGGCGTCTCGGTGTCCATGGCGTGCAGCCACAGCACCACGTGCACATAGCCCGGGCGGGGTTGGATGGCATACGCTGCGCGCACGTTGGCGCTGGCCGTCATGGCTACCAGTTCGTAGTGCTCGCGTGTGCCTTGGCCTGCGAGTGCCGCTATACGCAGCTGGATCCGCAGGCGCAGGCGGTCGTCGTTCTCGCCCGCCATGCGGGAGATCCCGAACAAGGCGCCCAGGTGGTCCAGGTCGGCGCCGGTCGCAAATGCCAGTAGGTGGGCGCGGGCGGCATCGTTCACCCGTGCACGGAAAAGCAGCTCGCGGAACGCGAACGACTCCAGCAGCTTGACCAGCGGCTCAGATTCCAGATCCAGCACCGTGGCCGCCTCTGGGTAGCGCTCCAGCAGATCGGCCTTGATTTCGGCCACGATGGCCTCGAAGTCGAGCAGCTCAACTACCGCGGGGGCTGGCAGGGCGCTGGTATCCAGAATGCTGCTCATGCTGCACCCCCTGCAGGCACAGTGAGGCTCAGCGCCTGGGGGCGAGCAGCGGCACGGCTCAGGTAGCTGCCGTACACGGTAACCAGCGCGCGGCCGGGGGTGGATGGCTCGCGCTTGATCTCGATGTTCGACACGGCCAGGCGAGGTTCCCAGCGCATCAAGGCGCTGGCGGCAGCTGACAGCAGGCGCAGCTGGGTGATCTGGTTGTCCGGCTGATCCACCAGCATCGGCACCTGGCTGCCGTATTCGTGCCGCATCACGCGCGAACCGATAGGGGTTGTGAGGATGTCCCCCACACTTTGGCGCAGGTGGGCCAGTTCGCCGATGGCCTTGCCGGTGGTGCGGTCCATCATGTTGGGGCCCCTGTGTTGTTGTCGCCAACGCGCACGCCCCCGTGGACGTGATTGACCAGGCTGATGCCTTGGGCCACGATATCCACGTTCGAGGTGATCCGGTTGGGGCCGATGGTGAGGACTGCGCCGCCCCCGGTGATGGTCACGGATGAGTCTTCCATGTGCACGCTGGTGTTTGGCGTGCTCAGGGTGATGGATTCCATGCAGAACGCCGTCAAAGCACCGCGCAGCCACTCGAAATAGTTGTCTTCGTCCCAGTCTGTGCGGTCGCAGGCGGCTTGTTCGCTGCCCTGTGGCATGGCATCGCTGTACAGGCCAAGCAGCACCACGGCTTGGGCCAGGTCGCCACCGGGCGCTAGCACGGTGCACTGTTCGCCTACAACAGCTGGATGCCATGTCCGGCCACCTGCAACGCCACCAGCGCGCAGCGCAATCCAAGGCAGCCAGTCCGTGGTGTTGTCGCCCGTCTTAACGCGCACGCGAGCGGGTGCGGCCAGGCGCACGGCGGCCACCGTGCCTTTGCGCACGATGTTTTCCATGCGCCGCTGGGTTTCATACGGGCTTTCGGTTTGTGGGGTGGGCGAATCCATCCACTGATGGTGTCCGCGCGCGCGTGATATCGCTAGCGTTTAGGCGTGTGGCAGGCGCCTGTACATGCTCAGCCCTGCAGGTGTCTCATCAGCAGCTGGGTGATGGCCTGCAGATCGGTGTCGGATATGCCCAGCAGCGGCCGTGCGGGGTAGTCGTACTGCGGCGCATCCGGGTGGTTCACCGCGTCGGTTTCTCCGTAGTGGTGCACGCGCGCAATGCGCTGCACGCGGTCGGCAAACGATACGGTGGCCTCGCTTGGTGTGGCTTGAGCGCGCAGGTATTTGGCGGCGGCCAGGCCGCGCATCATGGGGCCTGTCTTGGTGTCCCGCAGGGTCTTGGCGGGCGTTTTGCGCAGCTCCCAGGCGGTACCGTCCGGCCCCTGCTGGGCTCGCATGTTCTTTTGCTGACTGCGCCGCAGCTGCCGGGCCACGTTCAATGCCAGGCGCTGCTGCTCTACTGGGGAAAGGCGCTGCAGAAGCGCGCCCGCCCAGTTTTCCAGCGCCTGCATCGATGTCGCGCCACTCATGGGCTAAACCAGGCCTTTGCGGGGGGCGGCGTTAGATCCCACGCGGCCAGCATCCGTTCGTCGCGCAGCCACAGCTCCCAGTGTTCTGGCTTGCACACCGTGCCGATGTGGCAAGGCTCTTCTGGGTGTTCCACTACCAGGCGGTGGGGGGCGTCTGGTGGGGCGGTTGGATCCGGCTTGACTATGGCCCGCTCGGTCAGCTGCAGCTCGATACCAAAATCCATCGTCGTGGTTGTCAGCGGCTCCACCCTGAACTTGATGGCATTGGCCCAGCGTTCGGGGTTGTCCATCTGTTCGGACTGGTTCCGCTTCATCCACGCAATGATGGGCACGATCACCGTGTCAGCATGCCCGTCGTAGTCAAGCACGATCACCCGGGCCGTGTACCGCCACTCGAATGACAGGCTGGTGGTTCCCGTGCTCACCACGGTGCCGTTTTCCGCCAGCACGATCAGGCGCTTTGGATCCCTGGCGAGATCTGGCAGGCACTGTGTGAGCAGTGCTTTCAAGCTATTGAGTTTGAGCATTTGCAGCCTCGATCATTGCGCGGGCGCTGTCGTAGGCGCGTTCGCAGGCCTGGCCACGGGCGCGGGCGGTATCAGCAATGTGCGCCAGCTCTCCCGCTCTGTCGTCAGCACGTCGCTGCAGCTCGGCAAGCAGCTCGGCGGGGCCGGTGTCTGGCGCGCACTGGCCGGAAGCGGCGCGAGCCTGGGCGGCGGCACGGTGCTGGGTGAGGTAGTCGGCAAGCTCGAGCTGCAGCCGGTTGCGAGCCAGATCAGCGCGAGCGCTGCCAGCACCAGCAGCAGCAAGGGCGGCCTGTGCATCTTCGTGGATTTGGGCGACTTCATCACGGTGGGTGTCTCCAAGTTTTCGATACCGTTCCGATGTAGTGAGCGCAGCCCGCGCGGCGGTTGCACGCTCGGCATGCAGGGTGCGTTCTGCATGGGCGGTTTCCAGCCGTGCTTCGGCCAGTCGGATGCTCTGCATGGCCAATGCGAAGCCAAGGCCCAGCCCAAGGGCGAGCGCCGTGTATTTCCAGACGTTGGCTCGTAGGGTGGTGAGCATGTCAGCAGATCCCGTGCGGGTGGCCGCCGCAGAATGTGAAATAGGCAGCCACCAGCGCAGCGGCTGCAATCAGCACCAGCACCAGCGCCGCAACAGCCAGGGCCTTGAAGATTTTTTTCATTGCATCGCCATGCAGTCTGCATGCCTCTTTTGCTGGCGGGTCCATACGCCCTTGCAGCCCTTCGGCCCCCAGTTTTGCGGCAGGCGGCAATCCCGGCCTTTCTGAAACCGCCACGCTGGCAGGGCCTGGCAGGCACGCACGTATTCCCCGGCCAGCAGGTGGCGGCGCATGGAGCTGGTTCGCCAGTTGTCGATGCCGTATTGGCCGACAAAGTCCAGATACAGGTCATATTCGCCCGGGTAGAGCGACACGCCGGGCAAGCTGGCCTTGAATCGTGCTTCTTCCTCGCTGTGCAGATTGCGCGCCAGCTGCTGCGCCCGCTCGCGCGTGATTGGTGCATCTGACAGGCGCACGGGCGTGCCGTCTTCGTAGCGGGTGGACCCGTGGCCGATGGTTGGCACGTCGCCTGCGGTTGGCACGTAGGGGTGGTGCACCACCGTGCCATCGGTTCGCATGCTGGTGGGGCCGTCGCCTTCTTCTTGCTGCCATGCCGCAAAGCCTGCAGCCGACAGGGTGAGGGCGGCTACGGCAATGCGCGCAATGGCCTGTTTCGTGGTCATCGCTTACCCCCCTTGGTGGGTTTGATCCAGTCGTACATCCAGAGCAGGCCAACTATCAGCAGGATGAAGGGCGCAAGCGGCCATATCCACCACTTGTTCCAATTCCCGTCCATCAGTCGGCCTTCACTTCCACGCCCTGTGCAGCACGGTGCCAGCGCCATGCCAGCCAGCCGATCTGCATCAGCAGATAAACGATGGTCAGGGCCGCCACTGTGTGGTTGATGGTCCAGCCTTCCGCAATGGATTTCCCCAAAACCACCAGCGGGGGGGTAGCTTTGGCGCCCTCGGTCAGCGCGTCCTTGATTACTTCTCTTGCCATGGGTCAATCCCAAAGTTGAATGAGTTTGCGAGGGGCCACGGGCGCGGCCACCAGCGTGACGGATTCACCAGCACCCAGCCCAGCGGCGCGCTTGGCAAGGCCTGGCGTTGCGGCCAGCGTGGCCTCCACCGTGCCAGCGGTGCGGCCCAGATGGCGATGGCACAGGCCTGCCAGCGTGTCGTGCTCATGCGCGCGCACGGTGGTGGTGGGGGTGGTGGCGCCTGCCATGGGCTAGATCAGCTCGATGGTGCTGCGCGCAATGCCCAGCATGTCGCTGATGGCCCACCGCTGGCGGCGGCGGTGTTCATCGATCTGCACCTGCAGGGACTCCAGCACCCGGGCTTCCTTTCCCATGCCAGCGGGCAGGGTGTCCTGTGCGCGGTTGGCTTCTGCCAGGTCTGCCTGCAGGCACGCATGGACGGCCCGCCGGTAGCGCAGCACCTGTGCCGATTCGCCGCCCACCTGCGGGGCAGGGACATCAGCCAGGGCCGCATACCCCCAGCGCGTGCGCTGTTCGGTCGCCCAGGCCTGCAGCTCGCAGTTCACGGTCAGCATTGCAGCCTGCAGCGCGGGAATCAGCCTGGCAGTCGTGACGGTGCCATCCAGAAGGCACGCGGCGCGCACTTCGGTGGGGTCCATGTCAGGCATCCACCCATCGTTTTGAACGGCGGGTTCTGCGGCTGGCTTGGGTGGGTTGATCGTTGCGACAAATGACATGATGGGGAATCAGGTTGGCGGTGGTCGGGGGCCTTGCAGGTGTTGCTGCACCGGGGTGCTGGCACTTGCGCGGCCCCCGAGTCGCCAGGGTGCGGGGTACGCTCTTTGGGGATGGCCGGGTTCAGGCGCTGGCGCCCTTGTCCGGCCCTCCATCGTTGGGGGTGGAGTCAGCTTTTTTGATCTGATCCACGGCGCGCTCCAGGCGCTCGATATCCTTTTTCACGCCCACCTTGTCGTTCAGTTCCATGGCGCGGCGCAGGTGCTTCAATGCGAGCGCGGCAACGTCTGGCGGCAGATCCTTGGGGTCGGCGTCGTTCGTGCTGGTCTTGCCCATGCAGGCCCAGCCGATGGCCTTGTGCAGCTTTGACCGGGCCTGATCGTGTGCGTCATGGTCCTGGGTGAGCATGTCCACCTTGGCGAGGTAGGCCAGCGCGTCGGGGCCGGTCAACTTGCCAGCAATGGCGGCTTCGCTCACTTCGTCCAGTAGCAGGGTGGGCAGCGTCCGCTGGTATTGATCTGGCAGGGCCACGGCGTGGCGCAGCGCGTATTCCGCAAGGGCGAGCGCCTGCGCGAAGTTGCCCACGTCGATGTGCCACACCAGCAGGGTTCCGACCACCACATCCTGGCCGCCAGCGTCGGCCTGCAGAACCCCGTCAAGGTACGCTTCAAAGTCGCCCAGCATGGTGCGCTTGGCTTCGATCTTGCGTTCCACCGATTGGATATTTTTCAGCGTGCGCACGTGGGCGTACAGCTGGGCTTTCATCAGTTCGTAGGCGGTGCCGGTGGGCTCGCCGTGTGGATCTTCGGCGCCAGTGGCGGCGGCCGCAGCGGCCAGCACCATGAGCCGGTGCCGTTGTGCTGGTGTTTGACGCATAGGGCTTTCTCACAGGTTGGGCCGCCGCGCTGGTGGCAGGCGGCCCAGGGTTTCAGATGGCGATCAGGTCAGGCGCTACCGGCTCAGGGGGCCGGTGCGTCCAACACTTCGATGTTTTCCACCAGGGCGCACAGGCCGTAGTCTTCGATCACGTAGGCGTCATTGCTGGATTCGTAGAACTCGACGCGGTCTTTCTCGGGCTTGTCCACCACGGCACGGCGGCGGGCGCCGTCTTGGTAGTAGATGGACAGGTTGTCCAGGCGCGTTACCAGAACTTTGCCCGCCGGGAAGTGGGGCGCCACCATGGCCTGCAACCCGCCCAGGCGGCGCTGGCTGATGACGATGTCAGCGGCCAGGCGCTCCGTGGGTGCATCGTTGTCGGCCACCAGCGGATACAGCTTGTCGTGCATGAGGTCGCGCCCCACGATGGCTACCAGAAGCGGGTCTTCTGCAAACCACGGATCCAACAGCGACTTGTAAGCGTCGTAGACCAGCGCATCGAGGTTCTTGTAGTCGGCGTCCGCGTGGGTGCCGTAGCTCACCTTGTTGGCGACTGCGCCCTGCACCATGACACGGGCAGCGGCATTGGCGCGCAGCTTCTGCAGCCAGCCGATATTCACGTCCTGCAGCAGCGGGTTCGCGGCGCGGTTGGTGGTGGCTGCTGCGCTGGTGCCGTTGAAACCAATCATGATGCGATCCAGCGCGCAGCGCTGCAGGACCGAATCACGCACGCGGTTCTGGAAGTCCGGGAACTTGGCCCAGGCGTCCAGGGTGGCATAGCGCAGGTGCGTGTCGTAGTTGGTTTGCTTGCAGGCGTAGCCATCGTCGGCCATCGAAGTGGCGTCTTGCGTGCTGCGTGTGCCCGCGCCGCTGGTGTCGGTGCGGCTGGCGATGGTGCCGGACACGCCCAGGCCCAGCTTTTCACCGGTCTGTTCGGTCACGCCGATGATGTTGATGCGCTTCAGGAACCCGCTTGATTCCTGAATGCGGGTTTCCAGCTTCTGCTGCACGCTGGGTGCAGCTGCGAACTTCTGGGTTGCGCTGGGCACGCCGTTCAGTTTCGCTTGGTTGTCCAGGTAGCCGTTAAATGCCAGGCGGGTAGTGGTACGCATGTGAAGTACTCTCGGGTAGTGAATCGGTGGTGGGGTGCGGTTGCTCAGCAGTCAGCCATCACGGCGCCGCTGCCGCCTGTGGCTTCGGGACGGCTCGCCCCGCCGGGCGTGTTGTTGAGCTTCTTCACCGTCTCGGTGAAGTCCTCCTGCAGCTTGTTGAACTTCGCGGTCAGATCGCTCAGCGCAGTGGCGTCTTTGGCCTGCTGTTCAGCAAAGGCCTTCATCACCGTGGTGGCCTGCGTCAGTGCTGCCTGCACGTTGGCATCCACCACACCAGCGCTGTGCTGCACCGGCTTGGGGTCCGCTGGTGGCTGGGTGCCGGTAATCTTTTCCAGCGTCTTGCTGAACATGGCGACGACTGCGGCCAGTGCGCCGCTTTCGCCTGCCGGTGCCGCGTCTTCAAACTCCAGCTCCAGGGGCACCGCTTCGCTGAACAGCGCTGCCTTGTCGGTCTTGCGGGCGGCCAGGGGGTTGGCGCTGGCGCCTGCGGCAAACGCCAGCATCTCGGTGCCCAGGCTGGCGGGGCTGTCCGTCACGGCCAGGCCGGACAGGTAGGCTTCGCCGCTGTCGGCAAACTCGGGGTGAACTTCGATGGACGTGTAGAGCTTCTGCTTTTTCTTGTTCAGCTCCACCAGGGCGGGCAGCGGCTCGATCTGTGCGAACAGCGCGCGCTTGCCGTCTTCAACCGTGCGGGCTTCAACCGCGATCACGTCGCCCAAAGCATCGAACGGGCCGCCGGGAACGGTGCCCCGGTAGTGCTCCAGCCAAACGCGGGCACCGTACTTTGTACGGTCGAAGTTCTTGCCCATCTGATCGATCCAGCTGCGTTCGATCTTGCGGCCGTCAGTAGTGGCGCCCTCGGTTGCCACGCGGAAAAATTTCGACTTGCTTGCCATGTTGGTGGGTCCGGTAGTTGGTTGCTAAATGGCCCACACGTTGCGGTTTGCGGGCAGGTGTGTATGGTTGCCCGGCCCCTGTGCTGCGGCAATCGCTTTGCCCTGTGGCTGCGCTTTGCACAGTGCTAAGGGGGTGCGCGCGCGCGGGGGGCGCCCTACGCTCCATGGCTTATGACTGCCACCACGGCCGCCTCGGGCGCCCACGCCAATCCATTTCCGTTTCCCGCTGATGTCGGCTCTGCCGGTTCTGATCCGGCGGGCGCGCAGCTGCTCAGCGATCTGGTGGACGGGGGCGCGGGGTCACGCAGGCATGCCCGCGCCCTGTACTGGATGGGCTGGCGAATCACCCACATCGCCGATTACCTGGGCGTGCCCCGCACCACGCTGCATGAATGGGCGAGGTCGGAAAAGTGGGCAGAGGCGAAGCCCTTGGAACGGGTGGAAGGCACGCTGGAAGCCCGGCTGTGTGCGCTTATCAACAAGGACGGAAAGACGGGCGGCGATTTCAAGGAAATCGACTTACTGGGCCGCCAGATCGAGCGCATGGCCCGGGTGCACCACTACGAAAAGACTGGCAAGGAATCGGACCTGAACCCGGAGATCCGCAAGCGCAACGATGGACCCAAGAAGCGGCCAGAGCGCAACCACTTCACCGAAGACCAGGTGGAAAAGCTGAAAGCGGCGTTCCTTGATGAGTTGTTCGACTATCAAAAAACGTGGTGGCAAAACAGCCAGCTGCGGACCCGGGCCATTCTCAAAAGCCGCCAGATTGGCGCCACCTTTTACTTTGCGCGTGAGGCGCTGATTGATGCGCTGGAGACTGGCAGAAACCAGATTTTTCTATCAGCCAGCAAGGCCCAGGCTTACATTTTTCGGCAGTACATCACGGCATTCGCGCACGAGGTGTGCGAGGTCGAGCTGGCTGGTGATCCGATCCAGCTCAGCAACGGGGCCAGCCTGTATTTCTTGGGCACGAACGCACGCACCGCGCAGGGCTATCACGGCAATTTCTACTTTGACGAGTTCTTTTGGACCCATGGGTTCGAGCAGCTGAACAAGGTTGCCAGCGGCATGGCGATGCACAAGAAGTGGCGCAAGACCTACTTTTCAACGCCCAGCAGCATCCAGCACCAGGCATACGCTTTTTGGAGCGGCGAGCGGATCAACCGCAAGCGCTCCAAGTCTGACCGCATCGAAGTCGATATCACCCACGACAGGCTGGCAGGCGGCTTCATGGGTGAGGACAAGATCTGGCGCCAGATCGTCACGATCTTGGACGCAGAGGCCGGTGGCTGCACGCTGTTCGATCTGGATGAACTGCGGTTCGAGTTCAGCGACGAGGAATACGACAACCTGCTGATGTGCGGGTTCGTGGACGAGTCGTTTTCTTCGTTTCCCCTGGCCGAACTGCTGCGCTGTCATGTTGACAGCTGGGAAGCGTGGACCGATTGGAAGCCACACACCCAGCGCCCGCTGGCGTGGAAGCCGGTATGGGTCGGCTATGACCCCAGCCACACGGGCGACGCGGCGGGCCTGGTGGTACTGGCGCCGCCAGAGCAGCCCGGCGGGAAATTCCGGGTGCTGGAGCGCATGCAGTTCAAGGGCGCCGATTTTGAGGCGCAGGCCGAAGCGATCAAGAAGGTGACCCTTCGCTACAACGTGGCAAACATCGTGATCGATACCACCGGCCTGGGCGAAGGGGTGTTCCAGATCGTGAAGCAGTTTTTCCCGGCTGTGCGTGGCCTGCGCTACACGGCCGATGCCAAGTCGCGCCTTGTGTTGAAGGCCCAGAGCGTGATTCGTGCGGGCCGTCTGCAGTTTGACGCGGGAGACGTGGATCTGCAGCGCAGCTTCATGGCGATCAAGCGCGAGGTGACAGGCAGCGGGCGCGGTGTGACCTACGCGGCCGGGCGCAGCAATGACGCGGGCCACGCGGATCTGGCTTGGGCCTGCATGAACGCACTGGATATCGAACCGCTGGAAGTCACCGCCACGGGCGGGGCCGTCCGCAGCATTTTGGAGATCAACTAGATGAGCACTGAACACACGCCCGCAAAGGCTGAACAGCCAGTTTCGGCCACAAACTCGGCGGGGCCGCAGGCCTTCACCTTTGGTGAGCCCGAAGCGGTGATGGATCGGCGCGAGATCCTCGATTACGTGGAGTGCTGGCTGAACGGCAACTGGTACGAAACTCCGATTTCTTTCGATGGCTTGGCGCGCAGCTTGCGGGCTGCAACGCACCACGGCAGCGCGGTGCACTTCAAGGCCCAGGTGTTGGCGAGCACGTTCCGCCCGCACAAACTGCTGTCGCGCGGCACGGTGCACAAGCTGGCTCTGGACTTCATCACCTTTGGCAATTGCTACCTTGAGCGGGTGCCCAGCCGGTTGGGCGACACGATGGAGTTTCGCCACTCGCTGGCCCGGTACACGCGACGTGGCAAGGTGGCGGGCAGCTACTGGTTCGTGCGCGGCTGGCAGCAGGAACACGAATTCCCAGCGGGCTCCATCTGCCATGTGATCGAGCCGGATGTGAATCAGGAGATCTATGGGCTCCCCCAGTACCTGGCCGCGCTGCAGTCGGCCTGGCTGAATGAGTCGGCGACGCTGTTTCGGCGCCGCTACTACAACAACGGCAGCCACGCTGGTTTCATCCTTTACCTTACGGATCCCGCACAGAACCAGGATGACGTGGACGCCATGCGCGCGGCCCTCAAAAGCTCCAAGGGCGTGGGCAACTTCCGCAACCTCTTTTACTACTCGCCCAACGGCAAAGAAAAAGGGATTCAGCTGATCCCCATCGGCGAGGCCGCTGCAAAGGACGAGTTTTTCAACATCAAGAACGTGAGCCGTGATGACCAGCTGGCCGCCCACCGCGTGCCCCCGCAGCTCATGGGCGTGGTGCCTGCGAACGCGGGCGGCTTTGGCGATGTGGTGAACGCGGCGAAGGTGTTTGCCCGCAATGAGATCCAGCCGCTGCAGACGATCCTGGCTACGGCGATCAACACGTGGGCCGGGGAAACCGTGGCGGCGTTTGACCCCTACCAGCTGCCGTCCATTGAGCCCGCAGAGGGGGGCGGGCTGGTGAAGTAGTTCTGTCCCAGAATGGTGCCCTTTCAAACGAGGGAACCATGGAACGAAACAGCTCAAAATTGCGCAAGGGTATATTTTTCACGGCAGGGCTTTGCGCTTTCGTAATCGGTGTCTTTTCGATTTTTAGCGACATAGCTGAAAAAAAGCAGACCAATTCTCAGGCGCCTGCCGCGCCCCAAGCGCTGAACGAATCCACTACGAACAAAGCGCCAGAGGCTGCATCCGCTCCTGCCATGGGTAGCGCTTCCACACAAGCCCAAGACAGTGCGCCAGAGCTAGCCCGGGAGACAGTCAAGCTCATAAGCCTGCAAAAGGACATGATCGTCACAGCCGTGCGCCAGAAGCACTCCAAGGGCGGTGAAGAAGACTTCAAGAAATTCATACTGAGCCCGATAGACCAACTGGGTAAGCGTTGGGCCAGTTTGCCTTTCGAGGTGCGAAACCGGTTTATCTACTGCGCCACGGCACTCAGCTCACATGAGTGGCACATGCGGGACAGCTTCAAGGCCGAAGCGGTTCTGGAGCCTACCTCGCTGATTGCTGAATCTGTCGAGCAATGTGAGAAAGACAGCAGGCCAGGGAAAGCGAGCTGACGAAAAAAATCCCCGGCAGCGCGGGGATTTTTTGGGGTGTTCAGGAAGCTACTGCACCAGCTCGTCCAGCCCCTCATGCGCGTTGCACAGGCGAACCCGTAGCGGCTCCAGCAGGGCATAAACGTGGGCCGTGTTGATGACGCCGCCACCGCTCAGCCGCAGCAGCTCACAGATCGCGTCCACATGAAAGCAGACCTCTTCGATCTCTTTCTTGTTGGCAGCCAGCGTCAGCGACGCGCGTGCGCGCTTGTGGGCGTGGTGAGCGGCGTTCATGCGGCACCGCCTTCCAGAACGGGCAGGGCGGGGGCGTCTGCCCCAAGCAATTGCGCGGCACTCTCGGTGGGGATCCCCAGGGCGTCGTTCACCTGGCGCAGCTGCCAGTAAAGGTTGCGGCGCGCTGCCGCCCGCTGTTCCGCCATCAGGCGGCCCATGATCTGGAAGCTTTGCTCTTGCAGCTTGAACTTCATGTGCAGGGGGATGCCGTCGCGGAACTGCTTGTCATCCACCAGCGGTTCGACGTACAGGCTTTTGAGGCGCGCCTCCATGGCGTTGAAGGCGGCGATGTAGGCCTCTTTCCACTGTATGGCCTCTTTACCCGTGAAACCCATCCCCAGCATGGCGAAGCCATCTCGGCTGATGTAGTACATCGGCTGTGATTGCTTGCGGTCATTCAAGTACGTTGACTGCGCAAAATTGCGCAGTGAAAAGTCTTCGCTGCACCCTAGATTCCGAACGGCTCGCAACACATCGTTGTGCCGTTTGCCAAAGTGCTCAGCCACTTGCAGGCTGGTCGCCATGGGCTGGCCATCGGTCAAAAGAAGGGTAGGGGTGGTGACATTTTGGGTCACTGCGGGGAGGGTGGTGTCAGCCATGGTGGCTCCTAGCAACAAGTTATGAACCTGCCGCCCTCAAACGCCAAGAGAGGGTGGCAGACCGTGCAGGGTTGGCGTACCGGGCTAGGACCGGCGAGAGGTTGCCCTCTCCCCCACACGGCCCGCCGAAAAGCGTGCTGTGCTGCGCAAATAAAAAAGCCGCGAACCAACGATGGGCGCGGCTTCTGCTCTGCGCCTAGCTACCGGGACGCCAATCCCGTATCCCTTCCGGGATGGCGCGACTGTAGTGCAACCGCCCAGTGAATGCAAGCGACGGATCTACGCGGCCCGGGAATCCATCTGTTCGTGAGCAGCCTGCAAGCGTTCGTTCAGCGGCTCCAGCAGCGCGGAAACGTGCGCGCAGCTGACAGTGGCGGCGCCTGTTTTGCTCAGGAGCGCTGTTAGGGCATCCAGCTGCGCGCAGGCCTGCGCCATGGACGTGACAGGATCTGCAGCACCTGTCGATGGCAATTCGGGTGTGTTCTTCATAGCCCAATTGTCCTGGACGGTCTCCCGAAAAAGACCTGCGAAAAGTGCCCGTTTTGGGCACATTAAGCCCTAATTTCTTAAAAATCATCGATCAGAGGCTGAATCTAGGTCCGAAAGAAGGGGCCGCAGCAGTTCCCGCAGGTGGCTAGCTGGCACAGGCGCATCAGCCGCAACCCCCAGCAGATAGTCAATCGCGGCGAGTGATCGGTACGCATCCGAAATCACGCCCTCCGCGTCAATGGTCACCGGCAGTCTGTCGGAACTCTCTTTCACTTGCTCTCCCTTGTTACTGGATAGAAACACAGTATCCAGAAAGAGGGCTTGTCAGTCAATGACAGTAGTCACCACCCAGTGGAATGCCCCCATGCTGCGCTAGGCATGGCGGCTTTCGACGGCCCCAGCGTGACACGTACAGGCACCCACCGGCCCACAGCCCCCCCACCCCCTGGCCGCCCCGCCCGGGGCCGCCCCGGCCCCCCCGAACCCCGCCTGCGACCCCTAGCGCGCGATCGAGACCCCGCCGCGCCCGCCCGCTTAATGTGTCGCTTTCGACGGTGAAGACGGGCCAGGTGTAAACAAAGCCCGGCGCGCCTCTCTCGGGCGTTTTCTGGTGCGGATCTGCGACG